TCTTTCTTCTGCCATTATACTTCAAAGTTAATTGCTACTTCGTCTTCTATGTTAGTCTCAGATACAGCGTACCTTAATTGGAACTGTACTAAGTTTTGATCTGGTGCTGAGTCTAATGTTAGGTTCCTAACAATAACTCTTGGGAAGTATAACTGTAGGTTCTCTAAGATTAATTCTCTAATCTCGTCAATCCTGTCTTGAGTGATATTTTCAAATAGTAAATTTCTTAGTCCTGCTCCAAAATTGAGGTTAAACACTCTTTCGTTCTTTCCTGTTAGAAAGAAGTTGATTAAGTTGTTTCTAATAGCATCTTTAGTCTGGTACGTAGAATTGAAAACAGCTCTACCTGAGAAAGGTAAAGCTATTCCTACAGCTTTTCTTGGCTGTAGATCAAGTGGGTCAATTTTACGTCTGTTATAGGCCATTATACGCTAAACTTCTCTTTTTGTTTTCTATCTGCTGTGTTTACAATAGCTGCTGCTTTATTCACAAATCCTAATTGTGATAAATCTAACCCTACTTTTGGTGCTGACGCTACTGCTGCTGCTACTGCGTTTGGATCATCAGAGATAGGTTTGGTTGCTCTACCTTGGGGCATAAATGCACTTCTGTTAAAGTTTTTAGCCATATCAGCTCTAAAATCACCTCCTCCGATGTTCTTATAATCTTCTGAGGTCATGCTGCCTTTTGTCTCGTTTAGAGCGTCTAAGATAGGATTGCCGGTGGATTGGGTAGTCTGTCTTGTAACCTGTTCCTGTACCGGCTGTTGCATTTCAGAGAGTTCTTCTCTAATAGCCTCTCTTACTGCTTCTTTAATAATGTTTTTAAAATCAGATGCTTTCATACTTATAAATAGTTTTACTGTAGAAGTTTGTCTATTTCAAACTTGGCTTCGTCTATTAATACTTTTGTTGTTGCTGAAAATGATTTATCTGTGGTAAATAATCTTTCTCCTTTTGTGCCATATACCACTGTATAACGGCGAGTAAGTTTACCGATCTTCTCTTCTTCAATCTTAATTGTGTACCCTCTATAATCTGCTTGAATAGGGTTATCGCTGTCTTGTCTTTGTTGATTCTCAACCAATGCAGCGAACTCAGGATCTTGTTCAATAGCATCGGGTGCGCATTTTTCAATTAGTGCATCGAGTTCTGCTAACTTAGTTAAGATGTCTTGAATAGTTTCATCTACTCCATCTATAACTGTAGTTCCGTTCTTTATTTCTTGTCTGAAGTCTTTTATCTTGTCTTTCAAGAATGCTAATGTATCTCCGAATGTTACGACTAGCCCTGCTGTTGTAGCAATTCCAGGGATCGGTAATAGTTTTAATGTTGTAATTATAACTTGTATAGTATCTAAGATAGGAGGTACTTTTTCTAAGAATGTGTTTAAAGGTTGTACTCTTTTATTGAGATTCAGGATAGGTTGTTTAATCTGCTCTCTTATCAAAAGTATTCGCTGCAGTTCTGCAGGTGATGGGCAAGGTGCTTCTTCAATAGAATTTGGTATGTATTCGTCCAATAGACTGTTGATACGGTCTTCTGCTTTTTGTCGAACAGCGTGCTTGTTCTTAATTATAATCTTGTACAAACCGTCTAGCGCCATTACTCAGTATATGTTTTAGTTGACTTAAGTCTCTCAAGTCGAGTGGTGAGTGTTGTAGTTTTCGTAACAAGACTTGCTCCAGCATCTTGAACTGATATAATAGGTCCTCCAGCGTTAGCTGCTGCGATCATCTTAGTACCTAAGTTTTGTAGTTCAGATAAAAGGTCTTTCAGTAATTTAACCGTATCGTCTCCTTTCAATACCGGTTGTGTGTTCTTCTCTCCTAATTGGATTCTAGGAGCGTTGATAGTAGTATTTGAAGTCCCTTCTATATATACATCAGTTGCTTTTAATCCTATTTGATTAACTGCTGTACCTAAAATACTATCTCGACCGTTTAGTACTACTCTATTAGTATTTGCTAGGAATTGACTTTGTTGATATAAATCTACTCCTTCTGGTGAGAATAGAGCGAAAGTCTGGGAAGGTGTCAACTTGACTTGTTGGTTTGATGTTAAATACAGTGATGAGAAATCTTCATTTACATCCTCAGTAATCGTTGTGAATCCTTCATCAGTTGTAATTTGTCCGTTACTTAATATAGTGATTGGACTACCTTGCTCTCCTATCCAAGGAGTTTTACTTGGAATACCTGTTGAGAACCTTAGTGACTGTCCTTGACGTCCTTCAAAGATAACATCTCCTTCGAAAGGTCTCATTGGGTTAACATCAGCTAGTTCTTGGAAATCTTCCCCTAATTCGATATCTTGTTCTGTATTATCTGGAAATCCGTTATGGTGTGGGTGGTTCCATAGATTAACGATATCTAAATAATAGTTCTTAACGTTGTTAGTAGATTCATCTAGTAGTTCAGAAGGCGAGCTTACCACTAGTATAATTTCATTCTTTAACGGGATATGTTTAATATGTGACTGCAGAGGGAATGCGATAGGTAGGTTTTGAGAGTTATTCTCATCAATATCTCTATTTAGTACTCTGTACTTTACTGCTCCAATAGAAGCCCACTTACCGTACCTTTCAAACTCTGGATGAGAATCATCTAAGATTACATCTACAACTCTAGCAGGTACTATGATTTCAGTACGAGCAACGTTTTTAGCGGTCTGCATTATAGACCTTAAGTTGTAGTTATATCCAGCCATTATTCTTCTTTCTTAGAATCTTCTTCAGCTTCCTCCATTTGCTCTAAGATTTGAGCAAGTTCTTCAGCACCTAATTCAAATCCATCGCTGTCTCCGCTCTTAGATGCGTTCTCCATACGTTGTACAACAGCGAGCATATCGATTAGGTGTTTATCGTTCTTAACACCGATTTCTAAATAGTTAGCAATCATAGGAACAACAAGAGTAGCGTCTCCTATGTTTTCGATAAGAGGTTTAAGTTCTCCGATGAGAGTGTTGATCTGCTTTTCTTTCTTCTTAGAATTGCTGTAGATCTCTTCTAGTACGTCAGAGAAAGATTTTTGTTTAAAGAGTGTTTTATCTAACCCCATACTTTTTCTTTTATAAATAGAATCAGTACTTTTTTAGGTCGATTAATCCTTTTTCGTAGTACATATTATACATGTCGTAAAACTCATCCTTAAGCACATTAATCACTCTAGTTAGATAAGGTGTCTCTGTCCCGGTCATTTCTCGAATGTATATATAGAGTGCTTTCTTTTTGAAAATATCTAAGTCGTTACGCTTTTCAAATAGAGTTAGTACAGCGTCTGCTATCTGTAAGTCGGATTGTTTGGTGAACATGTTATCTACCTTGTTTCTCATTTCAACAATGTACATATCGAAAAACTCTTTTAACTTCATTGCGTTAGGGTGTACCTCGGGAGTATTTAGATCATAACTACCTTCCCAAGCATCCATAGAGGTTTGCTGCTTAACTCTTTTATAGTTCTTGTTATTATAGTTAATTAAATGACGTTTTACAATAGTTCCAAAGTACGAATATGCTTTAGCTCCTCTGGTGGGGTCAAACATATGTAGTTTCTCTTCTACTAACAAGGAAACGACCTCGAGTTTTAAATCCTCAAGATCGTCTACATCTGTATAGTAAAATTTAAATGTATGGATTATGTTTTCTGCTAGCTTATATAAAGGGAAATAAATCTGATCGGTAAATATCTTATCTCTAAATACGTGATCTTTTGAATTATTATAAGCTACGATTGCATCTTCTGTCTCTTGTGTGAAGTAATTATTCTTGCTCTTCTTTCTGCCCATCGGTTACATTGAGGTTAAACTCATCGAGCACTCCTTGAACCTCTTTTAATGTCTTAAAAAAGTAACCCACTTCGTCATCTGCTTCGAAGGCGCCACTTCCATCAACTTCCTGTAACCTTTTTGAGGACTCTCCAATAATGGTAGAAATGTTCTCGATATAATTTTGTTGATACTGTGCTATATCTTCGTATTTTTCAACTTTCCTCATTAAATTCCAAGTAAAGTATCCGAATACAATCAGTAATATAGCGAAAATAATTGATAAAACCAACATTTTAAATATTTTTTATGAAATTAGTAAGACCTTCTGATGATTTTACTGACTGCCCATTGGAAGCTTTGGTCTTCTTAGTAGTTGGAGTAGTATTCCCACCGTTTTTCTTCCATATATCATACTCAACCTTGGAAGCCATGTAGTCTGCCATGTGTAGAACGTTAACGATATTGGTTCTCATACGAGAATCTGGGTTGTGACTAAAGAAATACGGTTTGTTCCCGTCGTCAAAGATACCGTCATGCAGTTTTATACCTAAATACTCCTTATGAGACACTTGAATACCGAATTTCTGAAGTAAAAATAGGGATCTATCGGGGATCATCATGAAATCTAACTCAGGATTAGGTTTGTACATCTCATTTAACTTGTCTCTACGCCAATTATCAGTCTGCTCAAGGTATCCAGCATTATTTCCATCGCCGATCTTACCTAAATCATGGAAAAGTCCAGCAAAAACGAGTTCTTCTTGGGTAAAATCGATAGTACCGCCCATAGACTCCCAAAACTTCATCATTTTAACTGCAGTTTCAACAACTCTATTGACATGGTCAACGTATCCACCAGCAAAAGCATTGTGGTACCAAGATTTACCACTAGCAGGCGACATAACATAGTTCTCTCCTAAGGATTCTACCATTGAGATTACTTGATTCTTACGATCTCCGGTGATAGATTGGTTGATAATAGCTAAATGCTTGTTATATCCCTCTAAAATCTGTTCAGCAGTAAGCATAGGCTAAACTTCACGGTTAATCATTGTTTGTAAATCACTAAGCAATGCTTTCGCATTCTCTAATTGACCGAAAACTTGTTGCCGGTCGTTTAAAGATACTGCTCTATCTATATTATTCACAATAGACTCCAAACGAGTAACTTTATTTTGATAAATTTCTTTATTCCTCATAATTGTAACTAAGTATTAGTATTTAATATTTAAATTATATGTAAAGTATTATAATTACTTGGATACTATTCTTTTTATATTATATAACATATAGAAGATATATAAAATATCTCAAAGAAGCAACTTATTTAAGTATATTTTCTTTCTTTTTATTTTTCCACCGTGCTTTATACTTCTGATCCACGTAATAAACTTTTAAGTCCGCTTGATACTGATAGCTTGTAAAGTACATTGTAAAATCTGCTTCATATGAGTTTTTAGTAAACAGCCAAAAGCAATTATCATCTCGAAGCTCGTATTTTTTATCGGTAATGTACACAAGTACATCTGCTTGGTACTCATACGGTACTTCACAAACAATTAAATCTGCTTGATAAGGAAAATCTACCTCTCTTACAATTTGAGCAGAAAGGGGTAGGGATAGTAGGTATAGTAAAACGAATTTACCACGCGCCGCGAGCGCGCAAAAGTATGACACGCGCATATTAGTAATAGGTTGGTTCTCCACGTTTAAAATCTTTAGCCAACATTTCAATAGTTTTTATTGCTTTCTCAAGAGTTACATCAAAGAACTCTCTCGAAGATCCTTGATCAGTACCTCGTCTAAATTCAGATAGGTAGCGGTGTACGCTATTTTCTATCATATAATCATTCTCTACCGGTAGTGCATAGGATAGTTTCCATTCAGAAACCACTCCAGCATTATTAATCTGCTCTAGGCGTTTTTGAGGATTTACTGCTTTTCCGATCTTTACGAAATCAAAAGCCGGGTTAGTTAATACGTAAACGAACTTGCCTTTAGAGTGGTACTGTTTGAACTTCTTAAGATCTGCCGTTATCTTGCCGTACAAATATTTCCAGGTAAAAGTACCGGTCTCTGGAAGATACGGCATCTCGATCTCTATACGGTAGTCGCTATTGATCATCTTAGAGACCTGATCTGGAGAGTACTGTCTAAACTTATAGAGCATCTCTCTGTAATTATCTATCCATGTGATATGATTGTCGTGTAAGAGCGTATCTGGGTAATCAGAAGAGTAATCAAAGAGAGTAATGAGAGACTCAGATTCATACTCTAAAGCTTCTTCTAAAGATATATTCTTAAACATAATTAATCACCTAAAAGAGTTTTAACAAAATTGTAGATAAATACTATTAGAGCTATAGGCCATAAAATAGTAGTAATAACTCTTTCCCAAATAGTAAATCTATTAGCTTCATCTTGGATGTAATTGATAAGTATATCAAATAAGAAATTACAAGCAACACCTATAAAGATGTAAGTAAAAATTGTAGAAATCATAACCGTTTTATTTAATACTTAAATATACGATTAAAAAATAATAT